GACGGGTTCCTTGACGGGGGTGGAGACACCGTAGCATTTTGCGCCTTTCCAGTGCATGCCTTACAGGCCCGGACACGCCCGGACCTGCTCTACAGGCCGCCACGCAGCTCCCGCACATACGCCTGACAAGCCTGTAACGCAATCAGCCCCCGGTCGCCTTCATCGGTGATGGCGATAATTCGTCGAGCATGCGCCGGCTCAAGTCCGGCACGTACGGTTGCATGATCCAGGCTGCCGGTGCGGGCGGTGGCAGGCACTGCGGCAGGGAGGGTGTCGCGTTCGACCAGGACCGACAGGCGCAGATCGGCAGTAGCAAGGCGATCACGCAGGCGAGCCTGAGACTGCTGAACATCGGCAAGTTCCTTGAAATAACGGGTTTCATTTTCTTCCAGGCGTCGTTCGAGCACCTGGCGCCGTTCACGTTCAGCCAGCACTCGGGCAGCCTCGGCGTCGGCCTGGGCTTGCGCCAGCTGTGCCAGCTGTCGACCATAGCGCCAGCCCTGAATCTGCCAGGCCAGCGCTGCCGCCAGCATCAGCAGGCAGCCGCCCAGCGCCTGTTGCCATCGGCTCAACACAACACCTCGCGCGCCCGCGCCCAGAGTTTGAGACGCTCCTCCAGCCCATTGAGCCCACCGTTGATATGGCGGGTGATGCGGTTGAACTCGCCCCGGTCAGCCAGGGCATTGAGCCCGCGCGAATGCCAGAACCACGCCGCCGATTCACAGGCCCAGCGTGGTTGTTCGAGCAGTTGCGGTTGCGCCAGCAAGCGCTCGTCGCCGAACAATGCGCGGCTGCAGGCCTGGTAATTGTTGCGCCCGGTCACCTGGATCAGGCCACGCCCGCAGTACAGCTGGCCATCGCCATCGGCCTGGGCCGTATTGCCCAGGCGCAGGGCCAGGCTGCCGGTGTCGTAGCGGGCCAGGTAGCGGTCGTTGCCCAGCTCCTTCACATGACGGAACTGGCCGGACTCATGGCCGACCTGGGCGATGAACGCCGCCACGCGTCTGGGGTTGTCGATTTCCCAACGGGGCAGGCTGACGTTCAGTGCAGAAACAAAAACGCCCGCTACGGGGCGGGCGTTCGGCAAAATCTGTAGCAGTTGTGTTTCAGTGAGCATGGGTAACCTCCCTCCCTGTATCGCTCCTCACGCCTTGATCGCGGCCTGGCGGCGCGGCGCCGCACCCTTGGCCTGTACCTTGCCCGCCTTGCCACCATTGCCCTGCACGGTGGTGCGCCAGCCCGAGCTGGTGAACACTTGCTCCACCGAGTCGATCTGGTATTGCCCGTCGAGGCCGTCGACAAAACCGTGCAGCTCGATGCTGCGCTCGGCGAACAGGTCGGTGCGCCCCGGCAAGTCCAGGCGCACATGCGCGGTAGCGCGGTTGAAGCTGGCCAGGCGGGCCTTGGCGGCCTGCTCGGCGGCAGCGCGGTTGGGGTAGAGATGACGGTCGGTATGCACCGGCCGCTGCCCCTCGGTGGCCTCATCGTTGACCAGCTCGATGACCTTGGCCTCGCCAGTGGCAGCGTCGAGGTGACGGGTGCGCACGGCCTTGCGCGCGGCCTGGTCATCGAGGCGAAAGTGCCATTGGCTGACCTCGCCACGGGCAATCCCGACCACGCCCAGGGGTTTGCCGCTGGCGCTCTGCCCGCCCTGGCGCGGCAACACCAGCAACTGGCCATTGGCAAGCTTGGCGGTGCTGTCGTACTGGCGCGCCAGGCGGGTAATGAAGTTGAAGTCCGATTCGTTGACCTGGTCGACCCGAGGTACCCGTGTCAGCACCGGGCAGATTGCCTGCCAGCCATTGCGCGCAGCGATGTCGGCAACGATACGTTGCAACGGCACGGCTTCCCAGCTGCCGCTGCGGACGGTCCGGCCTGTGCCGCGCAGGTCGCTGGCCTTGCCCCGGATCACCAGGGTATCCGGCGGGCCGGACACCTCGACTTCATCGACGGTGTAACGCCCCAGCCGGGTCAGCGACTGGCCGGCGTAACCCAGATGCAGCTCGATCAGCGCACCGCGGGCGGGCACGGCTATGGTGCCGTCCCGGGCATCGATGCGCAGCTCGAAGTCATCCGCTTCCATGCCCGGTTTGTCGGTGGTACGCAGCAGCAACAGGCGATCGTTGATCAGCGCAGTGATGTCCTTGCCGTCGGCCTGGATACGAAATTGTGGCTGCATGGCGTCAGTCCCACAGCTGCACGACGTCGGCCACTGCCCGCACCAGCGTCGGCAAGCGGAACGTTACGCCGTTGCGAAATGGCTGAGGCTCGTCTGCCAGCCCCTGGTTGGCTTGCAACACCGCCTCGACGCTACCGTCGAGGTGCCCGTAATAATGCTGGCAAAGGGTGTCGAGCAGGTCGCCCTCAGACGTTTTGCAAATCTTGTCCATAACTGACGAACTCCAGTGAGAAACCTTGTTTGCGCGGTATGCCGCCTGGCAGCAAAGCGCCCTGCTCTTCCTCGATGCGGGTCAGGCACCAGGTGCCAAGCACTTCGCCATAGCCGGTGGTCAACGACAGCGGCAGCAGCTGGCGGCCGATGCCACGCAGGGCCTGCAGCTGGCCCAAGCCACCTTTGAAGCCCGGGAAGATCGCGCCACGGATGTTGATGGTCTCTTCACCCAGGCTCACCGCCTGCTGGGCATTCTCGCGGCGCAAACGCTCCTGCCCGGCCCAGCGAAAGCGCGTTTGCCGGCGCAGTTGATCGAAGGCGGCGCTGTCGAGGTTGAAGTAATACGGCACGCTGTTGGCCTTCAGCGGCTGCAGTACCAGCAGGTGCGGGAACGGTTTGATCGCTTGTGCAGCCGGTGTCGTGTCGGGCGCGAAGCCGAAGGTCGACAACACACCATTGGCGACCGCGCGCGCATCACCGATCACCCGCCGCACAGCCGTGCCGGCCTTGCCCAGCTGTTCGTTGAAGGCCCCGACGCGGTCGCGCACCTTGCGCACCACGTCGAGGGTCTGGTCGTACCTGGCAACCACCTGGTCGACGCGCTGCCTGGCCGCGTCGATGGCGCGCAGGGTGCGTTGCAGGCGCTTGCCGATTTCCGGGCCGATCCATGGCAGGGCTTCGAGCGCGGCGGCCGCCTCCCTGGCATGGCCGACCGCCTGGTTCATCGGGTCGAGCATGGCGTCGGCACGCCGACGCCCCGCCTCGCCCGCCCTGACCAGCGCATGCAAGCCGCCTTGCAACTGTTCCAGGTAGGTCATGCGGTCCTCCTCATGGCTGTGGTTGATCGACCATCTGCACCGAACGCGCCTGACGCATCAGGTCATCAAGCATGCGGCGGGCGATGGCTTCCAGTTGTTGCAGAGTGGTCGGGTCATCGAGGCTGTTGTTGAAGGTCACCGGCATATTGGCGGTGAAAGTGAATTGCTGGTTGATGGCGGGTGGCGACACAGCCGATGACGGCGGTATCGAAACAGCAGGCGACAGCGTAGGCGGGCCGACGTTTCTCGGCGACCGGGTCGCCTGCTCGGAGAGACGGGTAACCTCGAGGCTCGTCCCCGGCGCATCGGAGCCGGGGACAGACTGCACGGCCTTGCCCGACGCTTCGCCAATGAGCTTGGCGCCCAGGCCGCCGAGATGGCTGCCACCCAGGCTGCCCAGCAGGCCACCGACCGCGGCGCCGATCACGGTTCCTATACCCGGTACCACCGAGCCGATCATGGCGCCGGCTGCCGCACCACCGAGCCCCCCGACCGATGAACCGGCCAGGCTGCCAAGCAGCTGCGCTGTCGAAGTGGCAGGCAACGGTGCAGGTGTACTGACGCCTTTCTGCAAGCGGCTTGGCTGTTCTGCGGAAACGGCAATATCCCGGCTCGCCGCTGGCGCATCGGAGCCGACGACGGATGCCACGGCCTTGCCCAGCGCGCCCCCGACCCATTCACCGCCGATGCCGCCCAGATAACCGCCACCCAGGCTGCCCAGCAGGCCACCGACCGCGCCGCCGATCACGGTGCCTATACCCGGTACCACCGAGCCAAGCATGGCACCTGCCGCCGCGCCACCGAGCCATCCGGCCGAAGTGCCGGCCAGGTTGCCCCCCAGCCCGCCGAACACCTCGCCATAGCCTTCCAGCTTTTCTGCGGGAGTGCCGTTACCCTGGTAGATGTCGGCCACCTGCAGCGAGGTATCCAGCACTGCCGTCAGTGGCACGCGCTTGAACAGTTTTCCTGCCAATGGCAGCTGTTTTGCTGTGCCGAGCGAAGGCAGGGAAGCGACGCCCTGGGCAATGATTTGCGCCGGTGCCGGCGCCGGCTCCGGCACAGGCGCCCCGCTGCTTTGCGGCGCCGGCTCTTCCTCCTCGGTGATCCAGTTGAACAACGCAGCGCCGGCCTCACCACCCGCAGCCTCGCCCACCTGGCCGCCAAATTTGGCCCATTGCTCCTGCGTGGCGTCCTCCTGCGTTCTATCTGCGTCCTTTTGCGCCACCTGCTTGCTGGCCCGCTGGCCTTGGCGCCGGCGCTTGCGTTTACCGCGGCTCATGCCTGTGCTCGAGGCTTTGCCTATCGCTTTGCCCTTGCCTTTGAACAGCAGAGGTGCCATGGCACCCAGCATGCGACCGCCAATTTCGCCGACAGCAGCGCCGACGCCGCGCGCCCTTTCTTCGCCGTCCTCAGCAGTGATCACTGCCTTGGCGACCTTGCCAAAGGTTTCGACACGGTTGTCCCGCCATTCCTTCGAAGCACGCTCGCGTATCGCGCGCTGTCTTTCCGGTGGCAGTTTGCGTGCAACGTCTGCGATAGCAGCGCCACTGCCCCCAGCCAGCAGCGCGAGTCCGCCGGCAAGGATGCCGGTGTCGCCACCTGCATCGGCGCCGGGGGCCGGCCTGGCAGCCTGCGCAGGGGCCTGCACAGGCCCTTGCACCTTGCCTGGTGTGGCGGCGCCTTGCCCCTGCACCCGCGTATGCCACTGCTGAAAGACGTTGACTGTCATCTGGCCCGGCAATGGCTTGAGCTGCGCCAGCCCGGCGATGACCCGGTCCAGCATCAGGTAATGCTGGCGCAAACGCTCAACGGCTTCGGCTTCATCCCTCAGCCCGACAGTTGGGTCTTCGCCTTGCGCTGCCTGGTCCGGCGCCAGCTCGCCTTCGACCTGGCGTAGCTTGCCAAGCTCCAACCCCAGCCGGATCACTTCGCCGACGAGCCGGCCAAGCCGGCTGCCGTCAGCCTGCCTGCGCAGGCGTTCGACATCCCGGCGCAGCAGCTCGATGGCCTGGCCCAAGGGGTTGATGGCGGTGACGCCGAGCCCGAGCGGGAACAGCTGTGTGTTCGCCATAGGTTCCTCCTTGTCACGGGGCGAGCCACCAGACCATGTCGCTGTACGACATGGTCATGATCTCGCTCGCGGAAAAATTCAGCTCCCTGGCCAGCCGCCGGGCGGCGGCCTTTTGCCGGGCCGGGTCAAAGTTCGTCGTCCTGCACCAGGCGAAAATAACCACTTTGCAGGCGGCTGTAGTCCTTCAGGGTCAGGCCTTCGAGGTCCTTGATGCCGACTTCGGCCAGCGACGCGAACAGGTTCAGTTCGCGCTGCTGGTCATCGTCGACGCCGCCGGCCTGGGCGTTGCGGATATCGCGCACGGTCGGTGCCCGCAGCGACAGGCTGTCGACCTGAATGCCGTTGGCTTCGCTGGGGCGTGACAGGCGCACGGTGACGCGGTCGGCGCTCAGGGTCAGCCACTGGGGCTGCTTTTTCGCATGAGCCATGGTCGCCTCCTTACAAGCCGAGCGCGGCGCGCTGGGCGGCCAGTTGGTCGACGCCATCGATCACGCGCTTCATGCCCAGCGCGTCGATCTCGTAAATCAGGCGGCCATCGACTTCCAGCTTGTAGTAGGTCAGGCCGACGCTGTGCTTGATCTCGGCCTTGTCACCGGACTTCCAGTCGCCCATGTCGATTTCCTTGAGCGTGCCACGCAGGGTGACCACAACCGGGTTGATCTTGCCCTTGAGGCCCTTGAAGGCACCGCGGAACGTGCCGTTGAAGCCGCTGCCGTCGGCCAGGCCGAAAAACTTCAGCGCTTCGCGGCGCACACCGGTGGTAGTGAAGGCCGCTTCCTGCTTCTCCATGCCCAGGTCCATCTCGACCGGCATGTCCATGCCGCCAGGGCGGTGCTCTTCCATCTTCAGGGTGAGTTTGGGCAGGGTCAGGCTGGGTACATCGCCCTGGAAACTGACGCCATCGACGAACAGGTTCAGGTTGGCCAGGGTTTCGGGAATCATTGCCATGTGGATGCGCTCCTTAAGCGGCGGAATCGAGGACTTCGGTCAGCCACTGGTTGGTGACTTCGACGCGGAAATTGGGGTTTTCGGCAGGTGGCACATCGGTGAAGCGGATGTTCCAGTACACCTTGCCCTGCTCGAGCTGGCTGGCGGTGTTCAGCTCCGGGTCGGCGAAGACCTCGAAGTTGATGATCGCGCCCTGGTTCTTCAGGTCGCGCATGAAGGCCTGCAGGCCTTCGGTGACGTCCTTCACGTAGGTGGCGGTGATGGCGCGGTCGACGGCCCACTTGTGGCCGTAGAGGATCGCGTCCATGACGATGTCCATGGTTCGTACGCGGGTGACGAACGCCCATTTCGGGTCGCTCGACAAGGTGCGGTTGCCCCACAGGCGGAAACCGTCGTCGCGGATGATGGTGGCGATGTTGGCGTTGTTCAGCAGGTTGGCGCGGCAGCTGTCATCGCCATCGAGGAACTCCACCGGGCGGGTGGTACCGGTGATGCCGACGAATTCCTTGTTCGAAGGCGAGGCCCAGAAACCGTATTCGCGGTCGGTCCAGGCGAACAGGCCGGCGACCCAGGCCGAACCAGGGGCATCGAGGGTGGCTTCCTCGCCGTTGTCCCAGTACTGCACGCCCGGGTCGACCAGGAAGGCGCGTTTGGCGCCGAAGTTCTTCGCGTAGTCGATGGCCGCCTGGTCGGTGCTGTTGGGGCCGTCGATGATAGCGATGCCGCGCAGCTTGTCGGCCAGGGCCACCAGTGCCGTGCCCACCGCCTGGGTGGCGCTGTGGCGCGGCGCTGCCAGCAGGCGTGGCTGGGCGTTGAAACGGCTCTTGCCGTCGAGCAGCGCCTGCAGGCCGGTGCGTTTGCCGTCGGCCTGCACCGCGCCGATGATCGCGGCGGTCTGCTCCGCTGCATCGTCCAGCTTGGCCACGCCACAGGCGACGATGACCGCCTTGGCGCGGGTGTAGATGGCCCGGCAGGCCTTGGTGATGGCGGCGTTTTCGCCAAAGGCGGCAACCGCTTCACGCTCGCTGGTGATCAGCACCAGGTCGTTGGCCTTGGCCGTGGCGCCAGCGCCCTCGGTGAAGGTGTCGACCAGGCCGATGATCGAGGAAGAAGGCAGCGCGATGCTGCGGGCGCCGGTGTCGACGTTGGTTACGGTGACGCCGTGGAAGAATCCACTCATGTAGGTTTACTCCGGGTTCAGGTATGAAAAGGCCCTGCGGGTGCAGGGCCTGAAGGGTGTTGCCAGAAAAGAAAACGCCCCGGAGTGCGGGGCGTTACTGAGTGAGGGAAGAGATCAGTTGTGGCTCTGCTGGGCGAAACCGGCTATCCGGAAATAGATCTGAATCCGGCCAGTCGCGCAGTGCTTTCCGATAACCCATCAGTGTCATGAATTCGGAACTGGTCAAGGTTGTTGGCCCTCCCATTTCGCGTTCGTCTCGATGTCGCGTGACAATGTCGTCAGTGCGACGCAACTGACTGTCCCGCCATCCCGTCTCTAAGGCGGCTAGCATTTCCTCTGAGGGCTCGGGCAAATCAATCAGCACGGGAGGATTGGAGCGAAAATCAATCATTTTTGACTGACTGCTAACACCCTCCAACAATGACTGATGAAGCTCCTTGCTAATTTCCACTGCATCGCCAGGCAACTGATCTTTGGAGTGAATGGCACTATCATAGAACGCTTTATTGGCTACGCTTACATAGATTTTATTCATTAGCACCTCAGAAACCTTCTGCATACCATGCACAAGCCGCACTGACTGGAGAATTCAAGCTCGGCGGTGCCCCGGCAGTTATCGAGCACAAATTAAGGGCTTCAAACCCGCTATTACCTGGATTTCTAAACTGCCAGAACGAACGGGTTAATCCGCCCGCAACGGTAGTATCATGCTCATTCAGGTGCGTACAGCGGTTCGGGAAGGCAATAGGAAATGTGACGGCCACAACGGGTGCGGCAGGAGTGGCAATAGCGGAACGGCCCCATTGAATGATAAGCCCGCTTGGAAACTTGTGGTACCCGTTGGTACTGACACCATTAAATAGCCAAGGAAGTCTGGTACCCTCAACCCCGGTGCCATCCATGATCCAAGTTTCGTCTCCATAGTACCTTGCATCAACAAATGTATCAGGAGGAATGGTTATGGCGCTTACCGGGACAACATTCAGTCCGGTTTGGATTTTATCAGTACCTTGAACACCGATCGCAAGATTATTGGTACTCCAGTTCTGAATACGTACGACAGCCCCTACCGGGAGATTCAAGCTTGTACTACTGGGTAGTGTGTAACCCATAGAGTAAGCGCCCCAGAAATGAACAATGCCGCCGACATGCGCCACTATTCCGGCTAGCGTACCTGACCCCGTTCGGGTCGTGATACTGGAGTACTGCACCCCACGCCCCTGCACCCAATCAGTGGTTGCCAACTGCTTCGTGCTGGTAAAGTTGGCCGCAGTCGGTGCGGTTGGAGTTCCTGTAAGTGCAGGACTGGACAAAGGTGCTCTGAGCGTGAACGCGCTATCTACTTGAACCTTGGTATAGCAATCGACAATCCCGTAACCAGCTAACGTTGTCGACTTTGCAGCTTTCGTCGCCAGTGTATTGGTCATAGTAGCGGCAAAATTCGGATCATTACCTAGCGCTGCAGCCAGTTCGTTCAGTGTATCAAGCGCCGCGGGCGCCGAATCCACCAGACCGGCAACCGCTTCCTGGACGAATTCAGTAGTTGCAAGTTGCTTGGTACTGTTTCCCTTCGCAGCCGTTGGCGCGGTGGGCACGCCACGCAGTGCCGGAGAGTCGGTCACGCAAAGTTCCGACCACTTGGACCAAGTATTAGCGTAACATGAACGACTGAACACCTGCCCCGTGTTATAGATGCAATAAACCTGAGTTATGATAGACGCATTTGCAGCTTGAACCAACAGTGTTCCTGCTGACGTTGCGGGATAATTCAATGCAAGCGTTGCGTTGGCATTTGCGGTCTGGCCGTAGGAGCCAGGTGTGAGCATACTGTTAAGGTCCGTGCCTGCTAGTATATTGCTCGTCGATACACCGTAACTCCCCCAGCCCAGCGAACCGATCACCCGCTGAACAAAGTTTGTGGTAGCCACAGTCGTATCGTCACTCGTTAACACAGGGGTCGGCGCTTTGGCGGCCCCGGTAAAGGTTGGATTCGCCAGCGGAGCCTTCAACGAGAGAGCTGCATCTACTTGCGCTTTGGTGTATACATCCGTCAAGCCATAGCCGGCAACAGTGCTCGGACTGCTTGCAGCAGTTACTCGTCCGTATTTATCCACAGTCACACTGCGATAAATGCCCGCAGCCACACCGGTGCGACCAAAAGCCATTTCATAAACTTGCGCAGTAACGCCCAGCGAAATTGAATCATCAGCGATCAACTGCCAGGCACTACCGCCGTTGATCGAGCCCTTTTCTACCAACACCAACAACCCTGGTGTCACCTTGGCATCGGTATCGGCATCGCTACTGCGACTCCAGGCCCCGGCAGCGACCTTGTAGATCCCATTATCCTTGGCTGCGGTCTGGTTCTTCACCAACACTCGCGCCCCGGCAGTCAGCGCCACGCCATCAACCGTCTGCAACCCGGTCAGGGCAATGTTCGCCGTGGTCGCCGCCAGCACCGAATGCTTGAAATCCTGCCTGGCCAGCTCCTCGGTAACCCACTCCCGAGTCGCCAGCACCACCGCCGGGTCGATCTTCAGTTGCACATTGCTGGCGCTGCTGACCACCAGGTTCATCCGCACCACCTGGGTCCGTCCCGACCCCTGGCTCAGCAGCGGCTTGTAGGTGGGTGCGCAATTGGCCACGGCAACCATGTCGCCATCGGCATCGTACAGCGCGATCTCGCGAATCCACTTGCCGCCGACGTCAGCCGGGATGATCTGCTCGGCAATGATGATCGCGCTGTTCTTGTCATCCACCTTCAGCTGGTTCAACGGCGCGCGGCGCCATTCGTTGATCAGGCGGGTCTGGGTGGCATTCGGGGTAGGGTCGCTGCCGTTGGCGTCGCCGACACCCATCTGGGTGATTTTCCAGGCAATGCCCAAGGCATCGGCATTGGCCTGTTTCGCCGCGCCCACGTTGGTGAGGATGGCGTAGAACTGAGAAGTCTGGTCAACCATGTGCAATGTCCAAGGTATCGATTGTGTGTTCACGGCCGCCACGCCCCACCACGCCGATGACCTCGATGTCACGGGGCGTCAGCGGATAGACGTCGAGTTCGTCGCCGTCCTGGATCGCGCAGCCGAAATGAAGGGCGCCACGGCTTTCGAGGCTGATCACCAGGCCGGTCAGGTGGCGGCTGACCGGGCGGGCGTCGTCGATCAGCGC